ATTACTGGCAACCTGAAACTGTACTCGTTGAAGCTAAAGCGTCAGGACTACCACTGACATACGAATTAAGAAACATGGGTATACCTGTAGTAAACTACACACCATCAAAAGGTAATGATAAACATACTAGAGTTAATTCAGTTGCACCTTTGTTTGAATCTGGTAATATATACGCACCTTTGAATAAACAGTTCGCTCAAGAGGTAATTGAAGAGTGCGCTGCCTTCCCGTATGGGGATCATGATGATTTAGTTGATAGTACAACTCAAGCTGTTATGAGATTTAGACAAGGTGGTTTATTAAATCATCCAGAAGATTATGAGGATGAACAACTGCCTAGAAAAGAATATAAATATTATTGGTAAAAAATTATGGGTCCATTAGCACAATTTTTAATAGCACTAACAAACTTAGTTAGATCTGGTGCGATTAGAAAAATACCACAAGCAATTAAATTTGCTGAACAACAGTTTGGAAAAGTAACTCCTCTTTTAAAAAAACAAATAGAAAAAGTTTTTGAGTCAGCTAAGAAACCAGTGGTTGGTAAACCTGGTAAGAAAGAAGGCACAGTTATCCCTATGGTAAAAGAGATAGCAAAAAAAGAAGAAGGTATTGCCTCTATTGAAGACAGCAGCCCATTAATGGATAGATTAGATGAGACAGTTGATATGTTACAAAACAATCCAAGAAGACCAGGTGGTTCCTTGGACCCGGCGACAGGACTCACGAGAGCGTTAGCTAGAAGAATATTGGATAGAAAAGGAATTGAAGTTGGTAAAAAAGATCCAATAGATGTATTCACAAACACGTTTGGAGAATCAATAAATGATGTTAATAACCTTGCTGAAGAAATGCTTGAAATAGATGCAAGAGGTGGTGGTATGAAAGATATGGATCAGATGTTAGAGATAGAAGGTTTGTTTGATATTGAAATACCTAAAAATCCACAAAGAGGATTAACTGATCAAGAAATGTTAGAACTTGAAAAACAAGTCACAGATGAAAAAATATTAACAGACTTTGATCCAAAAGGTAGAAAGCCAAGTGCAACAGGCGGCAGGGTCCGAGCGGCAAGCGGCGGGCTAGCTGATATATTAAAACTATAATGAAGATCGCAGAATACAATGAAATGATGGCGTACATGTTGCGACCGGCAACAAGCGGCAGGGAAAAATTTGACAATGGTGGATATGCATACACTAACCCCCTACAAAAAAATCAATACATTATGAGAACTGATGCAGAAATTCAATCTATCATAGATGATCCAAAGTATGCAGACTACACAAGAAAAGATTTTAGAAATGAAGGAATACTGACTAGAAAAGAAACAGAAAGAAAAACTTTAGACTTTAAAAATTTTGGTAAAAAAACAAAAAAACCTCAAAATTTAGAAAATGTAAAAAGAACAGAAAAAATAAAAACAACACAAGGTAGTAATATTTCTGTTATAGGATCTGGTCAGACAGGAAAACAATTTAGTCACGTGTATCCTTTAATTGAATCTGCAAAACCTGGAACAAAAACAACTTTTACAATTGATGCAAAAATGAACAGAGCATTAGAGGGATATAACAAAATTGGTCAAACTATTGCAGAACAACAAGAATTTTTAATTAAAAATAAACCTAAAGGATATAAACAAAAAATAGTAGAATTAAATGCTAAAGCAAAAAAAAATGTAATAGATGCAGTTAAAGACTTAGGTAAAGATTATAAAGGTCAAATAGGATACTTTCAAGTTAATCCAGATACAGGTGAATTTAAGCCGAAAGCAGGTAATTACAAAATGTCTTTTGCAGGTATAGAGGGTGAAAATAAAATTTATAAAGATATGACTGGAAAAGAAAGAAAAAATTTTGAAAGAAAAATATCTGCAATTGAAAAAGCAAAAACTATACCGGGTGTAACAACAGCAGATAAATTACCTACACCAGAAAAATCTAAAACAAGAGATATGTTTAAAAAAGCTTTTAATATTGGTAAAACAGTTTCAAAACCAATTGTTAGAGCAGCAGCTCCGTTTGTTCCATTCTTAGGACCTATTGGAGTTGGACTTGGTGCAGCTGATGTAGCTGAAGCAGCAGAGTTTACAAAGAAACCAGATGAGTTAGGACTTGCATATTTAGCAGGACCAGACCTTGCAAGAAGTTATGGAGAGTATAAAGATAGAATTCGAGGAATGCAAGATGAGACAGAGGAGTTTGTACCATAATGGTTGGTAAAAAGTCAGGACCACCACCAAAATCAGGGCCAACACCACAGGGGTTGAATATTAATTATAATACTGTTAAGACAGTGAAACTGGAGAAAATAAATGGCAGAAATAGACAAGTCTTTACCAAACGTAAAGCAATCAATAAATATACCAAGTCCTGACGAACTAGAAGTAGAGTTACAGGAAGAACAACAACAAGACCCTGATCAACCAATTGACGTTCAACAGAACGAAGATGGCAGTGTTGATATAAACTTTGACCCATCAATCGGTAGCCAAGAACAAGGTGAAGATCATTTTGCTAATCTAGCAGAACTACTTCCAGAAGAAGTGCTAGCTCCAATAGGCCATGACTTATATGAAAATTTTACAGACTACAAAGCATCAAGAAAAGATTGGGAAACTTCTTACACAAAAGGTCTAGACCTTTTAGGATTTAAGTATGAAGAAAACACAGAACCGTTTAAAGGTGCATCCGGTGCAGTTCACCCAGTATTAGCAGAAGCGGTTACACAGTTTCAATCATTAGCATACAAAGAATTATTACCAGCAGGTGGACCTGTTAGAACTCAAATAGTTGGAATGCCAACTCCAGACAAAGAAGCGCAATCAATGCGTGTTAAAGAATTTATGAATTACCAGATCATGGGTGAGATGAAAGAATACGAATCTGAGTTTGATCAGATGTTATTTTATTTACCACTTACAGGATCTACATTTAAAAAAGTTTACTACGATGAAATTATGCAGAGAACAGTATCTAAGTTTGTTCCTGCTGATGACTTAGTTGTTCCGTATACGGCTACCTCATTAGACGATGCGGAAACAATTATTCATGTTGTTAAGATGTCAGAAAACGAATTAAGAAAACAACAAGTTGGTGGTTTCTACAGAGACATTGAACTGACACCAGGTCAAGAAAACGAAACACCATCACAAAAGAAAGAACGTGAACTAGAAGGTCTAAGCAAAGGCAGAGACCAAAGACTGTTTACACTTTTAGAATGCCATGTGCATTTAGATATAGAAGGTTTTGAAGATGCAGGTCAAGATGGTGAGCCCACAGGAATTAAGTTACCTTACATTGTAACTATCGAAGAAGGATCAAGAGAAGTTTTATCTATCAGAAGAAACTACGAAGTTGGTGATCCGTTAAAACAAAAGATAAATTATTTTGTACATTTTAAATTTTTACCAGGACTAGGTTTTTATGGTTTTGGTTTGATACATATGATTGGTGGTTTATCAAGATCAGCGACTGCAGCATTAAGATCGCTTCTTGACGCCGGAACCTTGTCTAATTTACCTGCAGGATTCAAGATGCGTGGTATCAAGATGCGAGACGAAGCACAGCCAATTCAACCCGGAGAGTTTAGAGATGTCGATGCACCCGGTGGTAATTTACGAGACGCATTTATGCCGTTACCGTTTAAAGAACCATCACCAACACTATTACAGTTGATGAGTGTTGTTGTAGGTGCAGGACAAAGATTTGCATCCATAGCGGACATGCAAGTAGGAGAGGGTAACCAACAAGCAGCGGTTGGTACGACAGTTGCGTTGTTGGAGAGAGGATCTAGAACAATGTCAGCGATTCATAAAAGATTATATGCTTCTATGAAACGTGAGTTTGGTTTAATGGCGAGAGTTTTTAAACTTTACTTACCTCCAGTTTATCCGTATGATGTTGTTGGCGGTCAAAAGCAAATCAAACAAACTGATTTCGACGACCGAATAGATATATTGCCGGTTGCAGACCCGAATATATTTTCTCAAACGCAGCGGATATCACTCGCTCAAACGGAAATGCAACTGGCAGCTTCTAATCCTGCAATTCATAACCAATATGAAGTCTACAGAAACATGTATGAAGCGTTAGGTGTAAAAGATATTGATTTAATTTTAAAAAAACCAGAACAACCAATGCCAAAAGACCCAGCATTAGAACATATTGATGCTTTAGGCGGAAAACCATTCCAAGCATTTCCTGGACAAGACCATCAAGCGCACATTACAGCGCATTTAAACTTTATGGAGACGAATATGGTAAAAAATGCACCTGCAATCGGTGCTGCAATACAAAAAAACATACTTGAACACATAAGTTTGATGGCACAAGAGCAAATTGAGATAGAATTTAGAGAAGAATTACCTAAATTAGCGCAAATGACACAAATGATGCAACAAAATCCTCAAAATCCGCAACTTCAACAAGAAATGCGTATGCTACAAGAGAAAATAGAGGGTAGAAAAGCAATTTTAGTGTCTGAAATGATGGAAGACTTTGCAAAAGAAGAGAAAAAGATTAGTTCACAGTACGGAAACGACCCAATTGCTGCATTAAGAGCAAGAGAACTAGATTTACAAGCTCAAGAAAACGCTAGAAAAGAAAAAGAAGGCAAAGAGCGAATGAATTTAGACCGTATGAAGGCTATGATGAATCAACAAAATCAAGATGAGAAATTAGATCAGAATGAAGAATTAGCTGAACTAAGAGCTGAAACATCTATTGAAAAACAAGAAATAGCTAATGAAGCAAGAGAACGATTAGCTATGATGAAACCAAGAGGTAATTAAT